TTTCTTCCTTGCTAGGTTCAAGAGATATAGTTTGTTCGACATTTTCTTGTAATTTCTTAATCTGAGAAGTAGATGTATCCATAATTTGTTTTTCTACTAATGCTTCAAATATTTGTAACCCTCTAAAGAAATCTTCTTCGCACGTAGTATATAATTTTAAAATACCATCGCGCGAATTTTTTATTAATGTATTTAATAATTTATTATCTAATTTAGGATTAACAACAATGAGTTTTTTATTAGGATCTTGAGGATCTTTTATAAAAACAAATAATTGGTCTATAATGGATAAAAGAGCGTTTTGGTTGTCTTCTGTATTTTTCATCATTATTTTCACATTCTCTACATAATCCTTGAACAATTTTTCTTTGAGCGTACCTTTGTATGTCTTTGTAAAATGTCCATTTGCCTTACACGAATTAATTTTTTGATAATTTCGAAGAGGAATTTGTCCAAATTTCGTAATATTAGATGGTAGTTCTTTTTTTCCAGTAAATAGGGTATAAAACAACTGTACATCAGAATTGTATTGTTTTATCATTTCATCAGACATGGATGTGAACTTACCAGTATTGTAATCATATACATCATAATATAAAACTTCCAACTCGGGAATACCTGGTTCCGAGGTAATTGTTTGTGGAGAACCATTCTTATCACCATTCAAACCGCAAAAATTGGCCTTTATATCAATTGTTTCGTTGGAAGAATTAATACTTAAAGGTGTACGATCTTTCATTAACGCATTTATTCTAGAACTACATAAATTTATTTTAGAAATAGTAGGTTGGACATCTTTAGGTATATCATTACGATGTTCGTAATCAACTGTTACAGTAGAACCGAACTTATCTTTCCATGTATACACTGGGTTAATAGTATGCGCAATAGCATTGAATACATGAAAAATTTGAACATAATATTTAGCAACGGCGATACACATGCGTTTTTTTTTTAAATCGCTTTTAACATCCATCTTGTCTAAATTATTTCTGTTAAAATAGGCAACCTTTTCAGGTGGATCACTCATTTTTAAAGTTTCTACACCTCCTTCCAGACGTTGCTTTAAATATTCTAATTCAGTTTCAGATAAATACCGTGATATAACATCCGAAGTTAATATGACCAAGTTTTTACAATATTTTGGATCAGTAAGATTTTTGAGATCTTGAAAATTACTGGTTAATATGTAATTGGCCGCTAGATAATCAATAGTTGATGATAATGATTTTTTTTGTGGCATTTGAGATGTTGATTGATCAGCTCCCATATATCTTAGATAAATATAAAATATTATTGAAAATAACAATAGAACAGTAAAAAATAAAACATTGTTATAATTAACAATAAAATTGAATTTAAAAATGAATAACAAAATATTAATATTATTAAATGAGTGACCGTCTAACTAAGAAAAAAAAGGCGACCAAGTCCAAAAAAGACTTATGGGCACAAATAGAAGATAATTTTATTGATAAAGAACCAATTGAATGTATATATAGAATGGAAGGAGAAAGAGAAACATGTGATATATGTAAATTTAGTGTAAAAATGACGGAAGATGGATTTTTAGCTTGTTCCAATCCTAAATGTAGTGTTATTTATAAAGATATGGTGGATCAATCTGCCGAGTGGAGGTATTATGGAGCAGACGACAATCAGAATTCCGACCCAACAAGATGTGGTATGCCGGTAAATCCACTATTAAAGGAATCGTCATATGGATGTAAAGTGATATGTCAAGGCGCCACTTCGTATGAAATGAGAAAAATCCGTCGATATACCGAATGGCAATCTATGCCCTATAAAGAGAAATCACAATATGATGAATTTCAGCGTATTACCATTATAGCTCATAATGCTGGTATTCCAAAGATAATTATTGATGAGGCGTTGCGATATCACAAGAAAATATCCGAACATAAGACATTTAGGGGATTAAATCGCGATGGTATTATTGCGGCGTCTATTTATATTTCATGTAGAACAAATGACTGTCCTAGGACGGCCAAGGAAATTGCGACTATATTTACATTGGACAATACTAGCGCGACTAAAGGATGTAAAAATGCGATTACCATTATCAATGAGATAGAGTGCGACATGATAAATACAGATAAGACGACATTATGTAGAACAAAACCTGAAGATTTCATTGATAGATACTGTAGCAAGTTGAATATAAACCAAGAACTGACGAAATGTTGTAAGTTTATTGCCATGAGAATTCAGAAGAACAATATGATTCCTGAAAATACACCTCATAGCATTGCGGCAGGTATTGTGTATTTCATCGGACAGACGTGTAAGTTGAATTTGTCAAAACGTGATATAAATCGTGTAAGTGAAATAAGCGAGGTCACCATTAATAAGTGTTATAAAAAGTTGGAAGGAGTTCAAGATAAACTTTTGCCCAAGGCAATTTTAGATAAATATTCATAAACAAAGAAAACAATTAAATTGTTTTAGCTAGTTATATTATATTGCGAATATAATATGATTCCTAGAATTATTTTTATTGTACCATACCGAAATAGGATGGAACATAAACAATTCTTTACAAAATATATGGAATTTATTATGGAAGATTACAAAAAAGAAGATTATGAGACGTATTTTGTACATCAATGTGATAATCGTCCATTTAATCGTGGTGCTATGAAAAATATTGGATTTTTAGCTATGCGAGAAAAATACCCAAACGATTATAAGAACATTACCTTTGTTTTTCATGACGTAGATACATTACCTTATACTAAAAATTTGCTTCCATATGAAACGACAAGTGGTATAGTAAAACATTTTTATGGATTTTATTATACATTAGGGGGCATTTTTTCAATAAAAGGACAAAATTTCGAGAAAGTAAATGGTTTTCCAAATTTTTGGGGATGGGGAATGGAAGATAATATGATACAAGATAGAGTTGTGTCAGCAAAATTACATATTGATCGAACAACATTTTTTCCAATAGGATCACCATCAATATTACAGTTTGTAGATGGAATAAAAAAAGCGATAAATAAAAAGGAAGTGGCAGGATATTTAAATAAATCGTATCTCCATGGCTTGAATACAATTCGAAATACAAAATGGGCATTCAAAGATGAATATATCAACGTTACTAGTTTTACAACGGAGTCGGAACCAAACAAATTAAAGTTTGAAGAACATAATATGTTTGATCCGAATACAAAAGGGAAAATAAGATTGACGAAACAAGAGAGATATGGAACAAATGATAACAATCTGATGCAGAATAGAATAAATAATATAATTTTTAAGAAGTAATTCTAGGAATAATTCTAGGAATAATACAAATTTACTTAAATCAAATAATCCGGTAACGATGTTTAAATTTCATCGTTAAAAATATAGAGCCATTTCATTTTCTTTTTTACTGAATCCGCATTTTTCATAAAAAGGAATATTTTCATCAGAACAATTCAATATAATTTTGTAGCAATCATGTATTCGAGCATAATCAATACATTTTTGTACAAGCATTTTTCCCAATCCTTTGCCGCGATATGTATTATCGACAATAACATCTTCAACGTGTGCAACTTTTCCGAAATTATGGATTAGTTTTGTTTCAATAAAAATGGTAACGGAACCTACAACTCTTCGCATAATATTTGTATCAACTGGGTTATTATATGTATTATTTTCACTTACATCTTCTACAGTGCGCATCATCGTATCAATGACAAATATTTGGTGGAAATCGTCTAAGTTATTTATATAATTTGTAAATTCATGGAGAGAAATGGTGTTTGGATTAATAGAAAAATCTTGCTCTAATAGAGTGAGATAATTATTATTATAATCGTCGGAAAGTAGTGGTCGAATAATGTAATTATCCATATATGATTGACGTATATTTATTTATAATAAATCATTTAAATGTTATCTCTATTATAATGTATAATAAAATGGAGGTAAATATTACTGATAAAAGAATTTTGCTAATAGGTGGTTCAGGATCCCTCGGTAATGCCTTTTTAAAAAAACATTTAGATAATAATGAAATATACGTATATTCTCGTGATGAATGTAAGCATTGGACTATGCAACTTCAATACAACAATCATCCCAATTTAAAATTTATAATTGGAAATGTATGTGATAAAAATAAGATGCAGCAGACTATATTAAGACATAATTTTCATTTGATCATAAACGCGGCAGCTATGAAACATATTGACAAGTGCGAATACGAGAGCAATGAATGTTTAAATACAAATATTGTTGGACCGCAAAATCTAGTGAATTTAATTGAAACTTTTAAAAATGATTTAACCAATCTGGAATGTTGCTGCTTTATCAGTACAGATAAGGCATGTAGTCCAGTAAATATTTACGGAATGTCAAAGGCTATTTCAGAATCATTATTTGTTGAAAAGGCGAAATATATTGACAATATTAAGTTTGTTTCAGTACGTTATGGTAATGTCCTGAATTCTAGAGGTAGTATCATACCCATGTTACACGAACTGGGAAAAAATCCAGATATATCACATTTCAAATTGACAGATGATAGAATGACACGATTTGTAATGACATTGGAGCAAAGTGTTCGATTGATTGAAGAGGCAATTATTAATGGTGACAGTGGCGATATAGTTATTCCCAAATTAGTTTCTTGTAACATTAAAGATTTGTTAGAAATATTTTCAGAAATATACAATAAACCTATTAAAAAGATACCTTTGAGACCAGGTGAAAAGATGTTGGAGTCGTTGATTAATGAGACCCAGTCACTACGTTTGATAAGAAATGAAGAGACTGAATATATGTTTATTAAACCACCTTATAAGGATGTTGTCTCTAATTGTGAAGTCCAAGATTATAATAGTAAGATTAATCCTCTTACCAAATTTGAATTGAAACAATATTTGAACGAACTTAATTTGATTGAATTACCACGAGAGCAAATTATGGATTTAAAAGTAGATTCACAAAAGTTCAAGAATACCGAACCCTTTCCATATTTAAAAGTGGATAATGTATTACAAGAAGATTTTGCGAAACAAATTCAAGAAGAAATTTTAAATATTTCCGATGGCGAATGGGACAGATACGACAATCCATTAGAACATAAATATACATTGAGGAATAAAGAAAATCTACCGACTGAATGTAGCAAATTATTTTCTATGCTTACAAGTCACGATTTTACTGAATATTTATCAAGTATAATGGGTTATGAAATTAAAAACGACCCAACTAAAAATTGGTGGGGTATACATAAATATGATGACGGCGACCATTTGGATATTCATGTCGACGCCGGGTTACACCCACAAACGAAGCAAAAGAAACAAATGACCCTAGGTATTTATTTGAGTAAAGATTGGAAAGAGGAAAACGGTGGACATTTGGAATTTTGGAAAGGCGAGAATGCTTCTAATAATGATGCCAAGATAGCCAACTGTTGTGATAAAGTTTTACCAGCATTTAATACATTGGTATTGTTTGAATGTAATGATTATGCGTGGCACGTAAATC